GGTCTTTGTGGTGATGAATCAAAATAATTATAACAGACCATTCTATTAACTACTGATGATCCTGTTGTCGGATAAAACCACATGACCTCACCAAATAGATTATTTAACCCGGCAGATACCATCTGATTACCAGATTCTAGATTTATGTCATCAAAAACAAAATCCTCTACCAAACAAGGTAATGATTCTAATCTACCAGCATATCTAAAAAAACCATTCTCTGACATCCAGTATGCAGAACCGTCAACCTCAACACACGCATTCTGACCTGCAAGTCCGCAGTTAGTTCCAACCTGTGCAAACGCAAAGGTAAATGGCTGACCAACAAAACGTTGTGTAAATAATGCTGTGTCAGTCCAAACGTAGATCGCATCTCTACCTCTGATAGCTCCTCTGATCTGTGATCCGTCGGCCAATCTTTGTGTACCAGCTGTATTGGTTGCTGTCGGTACATATGTGTTTATATCCTCTTGATCTGAGAATCTTATAAACATATCATCTTGTGTGGACGTATCTCCAATGGTTGTTTCTGTTCCAAAAAATACCAAGTGACGATCCGGCGTAGACACCAACATATGTCTTGATGCTGTTGGTGCACCAGATATAATACTAGCTCTGATATTCTCCGCTCCTGCTGCTGCAGAGTTCCATTCGAATACTGCACTGTCATGTATAAGACAGATAGCCTTATCCCCAAAATTATCTAATGACCACATACCAGGTTCTAATACTAAGTCTCCTGATGCTGCCTCACCCCATGCCACAAAATTTGTAGTACTGGTAACCGCGTCCCCTGCACCATGTGAATCAGGTGATGTACCTCTGACATCTCTTGTTACACCCGTTAATTCATTGGACGTGCTTATACCTGTGTAGGATATCTCCTCTGTCCCTATCTTTATAAAGTTTGTACCTGAATCTGGAAACTGTGATACGTCTGCTAATATGATACCGGTTGTAGTTGTAGAATTAATTGCACCAGATAAAGTTGTTGTTGGTTCACCTGCAACCTCACCACCAAAAGTTCCAAGAGACCAACCAAAACCTTTTGCCTGTACAGCAGGTCCTACAGGATAATAGTGTTGTACTCTTATACCGCCTGATGTTGTTGCACCAGATCCTGATTCTGCTGATGGCATTGTGATTGTAATAGTTGTAGCGTTAGGAACAGTAGTTACCATGAATTTTTTATCATTAAAATCTGTAGCCCCAAAGTTTGAATTTGTTATTGTTGAGAAATTATCCAATAAAATTATATCTTGTGCGGATATACCATGATCTCCACTGAAAGTTATTGTAACAGATGTTGATCCGTTAGTCGTGCTAAATGCACTTGTAAGCGTTGATGTAGATTTGATTGGGTGGATGTCATAATATACACCACCAGAAAATGCATATAAAATCCTGTTTGTACCAATGATTGCGTATTTTCTAGATAGACTATTTACAAAATGATGAAGACCTCGACCCGCTCCTGTAAGAGCATCGTCTCCTAGTTGTTTCCAACCACCTATTTTTTCAGGAGTACCATATCTAAATCGTACATTATCACAGTCAGTCCATTGACCTTCTGCTCCTGTAGGAGTAATCTGTTTGTTTATTCCTGGCTGAAAACCTATCTTTTGTAACATATAACCTCATTATATATTAAAAGGCCCAGCTTACAAACGAGTATCGGGTGCCTTTTGTTGTTTCTCTTACCTCATGAGGATACATGAAATTAGATGGAAACAATAGTATATCACCTGTTTTTAACTCAATTTTCTCTCCTCTGCAATAAAATTCAGAGCCCTCATAGTCTTCATTTAAATTAGCTACAATAGATACTAAAGGTACACCTTTCATCTGACCATCAAATATACTATGTATATGATCGTAATGTTCTCTCATCATAGTGCCAACAACATATCTATTAAACCGTATTGGACTAAATTTACTAAGCCATGGTCCTTGAGTCTTGTGCCCTGGTACACTATGTTTTTCTTGGTATTCACCTAATGCTTTAATTAAGTATGGCGTTATCTTTGCTTGTTGTTCTTTAGTGCAATTCATTACATCTAATTCTTTTGTAGGTTCTGATGAAGTTGTTCCTGATGCGTAATTATTCCAAGTATGTTTTTTCCAAATACTTTTATTACATTCATCTATTAATTCTTCACATAGTTCTTTTGGTATGTGATTTTTTACGTATATATAACTTTTAATTGTGCTCATTCATTAACCTCCTTATATCTAAATGAGTTAGTGATTGTTCTGATCCAATAGCGTCAATACAAAATGTATTAAATGATACACTTATTCTATCTTCTTCACCTTGATTAGTTGGTACGCTATGTTTTAATGAAGATGGAAATAATATTAATTCACCTGGTTTGCAAGGCAGCATAAATGTTTCTGAATTCATATGATTATATTTTTCTGGATTTAATTTCATACCATCTTGTCTATCTTTAGAAAAAGATATAGGTGGTAGTTTTTCATTTATTTGAAAATACATTACACCAGATACAATACTATTTGGATGCACGTGTTCATGATGCTTGGACCCTTTTGGGTTTCTATTTGCCCAACACTGTGTAATGACTAATCTTTGTTTTGATTGTAAAACATCTGTCGTAAATTTATTTACAGCTTCTCCTAAAAAAGTTTTTATGTTTTTAAACTCTTCATTACGTAATAAGTAAGAATCATCAGATCTAAAATTACCATTTTGTTGTTGTTCACGATAACTGATGGTTTTAAGATAAGCTAGCTCTTTATTAATAGGTAGTTCGTATGGTACGATCAACAAAGGTGTTGGAAATAACTGTAACAATTCTTCTTTCATATTGTAGGATACTACACTATTCTATTCGCTTTGTAAACCACCATGACTATCAGCTGCATTTCCTGTTCTTCCGTGACCTGCACTTAAGTCTCCAAAATCAGCAGCGTTTCCTGTTGAGGCTATAGTTACATAATCTATCGTAACACCCGTAGCTGGTTGCATTCCACCCATAAACACACCTCTAGTACTATTGGAGGCTCCAACACAAGAATGTCTTGCAACACTTAAATTACCAAAATCTGTTGCATCGCCTGTGCTCGCTATAGTTACATAGTCTATAACATCTTGAAGAGATGGAGTTAAACCTCCAGCCATTAAACCCCTAGTTGCACTTGATGTTCCACCCAATGCTCGTCTTGAAACAGTTATATTTCCAAAATCTGTTGCATCGCCTGTGCTTGCGGTTGTAACATAATCTATTACATCTTGAAGAGATCCTGTTGTACCTCCAGCAAAAATAGATCTTGTTGGAGACGATGTAGTATTAGCACACCCGCTACGTGCTACAGTCAAATTACCAAAATCAGAAGCATTACCTGATGATGCAAAAGTTTTATAATCTATAACATTACTTTTACTTCCAGTATCTCCTCCAGCCCAAACACATCGTGTTCTATTAGAACCAGCTCCAACATAATATCTTGCAACAGTCACATCACCAAAATCAGCTGTGTTTCCTTGTGAAGCAAGTTCTACTTGTCTTATAGCATTACTAGCCGCTGGATGAACATAACCAGCTCCAATTAATCCTCTAGTTACATTAGATGTACCATTAGCTCCATAACCTATACCAACAGTAACATCTCCAAAATCAGATGCGTTACCTAAAGTTGGTATCGTAATCATATCAATAACTGTAGAATTATATGGATCTGATGCAGACTCACCACCTACCATTAAGGCTCTCCCTGATCCAGGCATATAGTTTACAGATGGACGTTGAGGGAATGATCCTTCTTGTGGTAATCCACCACCGCCATTGTCAGCTCCCATAATTTGATAATACGTAGATGTAAGTGTATCACCAAAATCTGTAGCATTACCTGTCGTGGCAATGTTAATAGTATTAATTGTGTTTATTTGATAACCAAACGCAATAGCTCTTTTAGAATTTGATGCGCCTGCTGCGTCTTGAAAAGATGCAGCCGTTAAATCACCAAAGTCTGTGGCATTACCTGCTGATTGTGTAGTTACAAAATCAATAACATTTGTTGTGCCTGGAGTTACATTTCCTCCCATAAAAACAGATCTTGTTGAATTAGAACCAGTAGCTATTCCCCAACCTGAACGAGTTAAATTTCCAAAATCAACTGCACTGCCAGTAGTCGCTATTGACATGGAATCAATTTGGTTAGAAGCAGGATATCTACCACACATTAAAAATCTTGTATTATCACCTGTTCCTGAAGCCCATTGTGTGTCAATACTTGTTCTGTTTTGAAATGACGAAGAATTACCTTGTGATGCCATGTGTGTAATAACAACACCATCTGCATCTCCACTTCCATCAGCAGAAATAGTTTTTATATTATTACAATGTGAAACGTTTGTAGTTTGTCCTGCATTTATAAGATCTCCAAAGTCTGCAAAATTACCTGTTGCAACTGGATTAACAAAATCAATTGT